CGGTTATTACGATCTTGATATCTTCTTGTTGTTCTTCGTCGCGTCTGATTCTTTTTCTTGTCTCAATATATAGGACTTCACCAGAGAAGCGATCTATACCATTTACTGGAGACAATCCACCCGTTGCAATAACACCCGCAACCTGACCTTCTTGAACTACGGCCTCATTTTCTTCGAACTCGACAAACCCTGTCGATTCATTTTGATGGTAATGAACAACGTTACCATCGGACTGATCAACATATGCCTTGGCAATACTACTTCCGCCCGTTATAAGTTTTCCTGATATAAATGGTGAGGTATCTTCTAAGGTCAATGTAGGTAATACTTTTACCGAAGTTCCGGTGAACGGAGTAGATCCGTCTGGTAGTAGCGGAGATTTAATAAGACCCATTTCACGGAAAGTGTTTCGAGTGATAAATGTTCCGTTGACATTACCGTCTGGTTTGATACCTGCTAGAATAGAACTTGTTTTCAAATCATCTATAGGGTTCTTACCCAGACCTTCTGAGGTAGTTACTACTGGTACTGCCGTACAGTTTTCGGTATCGCCATCGGTTACTGTAAGCGAAGCGTATGTGTATCCAGAACCGTAGTCCGTCATTTTAATTTCAGTGACCTTACCATCAGCGTCAATAACAGCAGTAGCAGTTGCGCCTGATCCATCACCGACTACCGTGACCGTAGGTTCGGTTACGTAACCAAGACCTTGTGTTATTACCTTTGCACGGGTGACTTGGCCACCTACAGCAGCAAGATGAACATCACGCTGTAGGTCTTCGATTGAATCCCCACCGTGGTAATCTGGTTCTGTTTCTTGTATCGGAAAGTGGTTGGATGATAAGAACTGGTAGATTCGCTCCGGTGTTATGGAGTATAAGAACTTCCATGTATATCCATCTCCAGTTTCAAAAACTTTGGTATGGTCCCATGTGTTGGTAGGATCTATTGAATCTAGAAGATCTTTATGGTAGCCGTAATTAGGCTCGACCATAGATTGCTTTGGAGTACCATCTACATTCTTACCATAATCAATACAAACGTATACTTCTTTAGCATCGTTTAATACGTAAAATGGCGTCCATGGCTCTACGATATCCGAAGAAGTTGCGTCATCCCATCCAGTGTATATAGATCCCGATGACCAATTTACTCTCTTGGCAACGAATGTTGAACCCTCAATTTTCTTGATTGATTGTAGGTTATGTCGGAACTCTCTTTCATCACGTGGACAGTCTACTGGGTCTATAGTTGTTTCCGAATTTTCTGAAACTGGAAATTCGTCTGATTTACCGATACCAATATAGTAACTGTCAGAAGATTGCATATCTATCAGCAGATCCTTCGCTAAGCTCCTACTTAATGTCTGTCTTACAATTGCTGCCATGTTCTTATCCTACGCATGTTAGAAATATTATTCTTATATTTATAACGTTTTTATGAGTCATTTAAAAATTTGTTTAACCATGATTCTTTTTGATGATGATTCATCAATAAGTCTTTGTATATTACCGGAAGTTCATATGCACTACTTCTCCACTGGGAGACATGTTTAAGTGCTTCGTCCTTCAGCGGCTGTAAATATTCTTCGTAACTATGAACCTTCTGAGCACTTCCTTCAGTCGTCCTATCGATACAATATAAGTCGCTTGACATTGATAGGAAGTAACACAGATTTCCCTTCTGGTGTTCTGCTAATAACTTGTAGGTGTATGCGTGATCTTCTCCGTTACCAATATCTTCGTTCATTTTTATTTGTGCAGACTTACGACTCTGCAACATAATGAAGTCAACCGACACTGGACGTTCATCAATAAACAAATGACTTTCTTGTGGTCCTAAGTTTTCGTGAGGAGAGCACATCGATGTGCCCCATACACTTGCAAAGTAAGTTTCATTAACTTGCCAGTAATGTCCCGAAACCAATTCCCAACTGCAAATAGAATCACATGGTACCACACCTAGAACATCAATGCAAGGATAATGCTTATAATGATTCCACAACGACTGTAAGTATGACGGATATAAAAAATCATCTCCATCGATCTGAGATACAAAATCACAGTCACTTTCTAGAAATACATCTAGACATGCATTTTTACCACGGCCTGGTTTACCATTACTTTCCGTATTGACTACACGGAATGGTAAATTAAGTGCGCATACATCTTCATAGTATCCTTCATGAATACTATTTACAACGATCACCACTTCCCATTCGATTGGTTCAATTTTGATGACTTGTTGGGCAGATTTAACTAATCGTGCTAACTTAGGAATGTCGTTGGAAGTCAACAACGTTGTCATCAATTTCATTATTCTGCCTCAAAGAAGAATGTCTGAAATAATCTACCGTCGTATTGGTTTGAACCAAAGCCGGGAACTACACTGCGATGATAGTACATCGCATCATATAATACCAGTCGGTTGTAAATATTTTTAGATTCTGCAACAATGTCCCAGTCACCTTCAACCAACTGGAATTCATTAAAATCTACTGGACATGAATCTTCATGTTTCATAATTCCAGTCTGTCTATGTTTATAGATTGCAGTTCCGGAATCTAGAGGCGCGTCAGGCGTTAGATACACGACTCCCGCATAGGACATTTTATCGTGATGAATCCATGTCTTGCAGTTTTCGGTAGTGTATTGGAAGGAAGTGTTATAGTTGTCTAGTGGAAAGTATGTTATTGCTTTTCCTATGATCCCCTCTAAAGAGTTTTTCATAGAATCAACATATCCACCAGCATTGGTACATGGAGATGTTCTTAGGCCGGGATAGTTACCCGAAACATTAAAGTCTAGACTTAAAGCATAATCCCGAACTGAGTCGGGATCTGCATAAAAATTATCAATTACTGTAAACATAATATACCTGTATGTGGAACCCCCTTTCGGGGGTGTATTCAATTACGATATTTTACCAATCTTGACTCTTAGATTATTGCTATTGTCAAAGATATCAATACTGTTACTTGTGAACTCAATACGTTCATTGGGTGCTGTCCCTGTATTTAGTAGTCCACTCATATCCACAAATCCTTGGTTATTTGTCAACTCAGTAAAAGTGGAATTCGTCGTAGTATTTATTCTGTCAACTGTTGCCCTGTAAACACGACCAGTTCCAATATGCCAATAAACATCCCCAGCATATATAGTGTTCACTGTACGGAACTGTCTAATCATAGCTGATGCAGTTGAGTTAATGTTACTAGGTAGATTTGAGCTGGTATCAAACAATACTGCATTACCAAATCCTCCGACTGGACCCTGTGCACCTACTGAACCAGAAACTCCCTGTGGTCCCTGATCTCCAACAGCACCTTGTCCACCCTGTTCACCCTGCGCTCCAGTTTCACCTTGGGCTCCTTTATCACCTACTCCACCTTGAGGTCCTTTATCACCCACCCCACCTTGAGGGCCTTGGTCACCTTGTGGTCCATCCTCACCTTGGGCACCTTTATTACCTACCTCACCTTGAGGACCTTTATTACCTACGGCACCTTGAGCACCTTGGTCACCTACAGATCCTTGAGCACCTTTATTACCTACAGCACCTTGTCCACCCTGTTCACCTTGAGGACCATCTTCACCCTGAGCACCTTTATTACCTACCTCACCTTGAGCACCTTTATTACCTACAGCACCCTGATTACCTACTAGACCCTGTGCACCTTGGAATCCAACTGCTCCCTGACCACCTTGTTCTCCCTGTGGTCCGACTAGACCCTGTGCACCTTGGTAACCTACAGCACCCTGAGAACCTTGTTCTCCCTGTGGTCCAACTAGACCTTGGGCACCTTGGTAGCCTACGGGACCTTGACCACCTTGTTCTCCCTGTGGTCCAACTAGACCTTGAGCACCTTGGTAACCAACTTCACCTTGGGCACCTTGTTCTCCTTGTGGTCCAACTAGACCTTGGGCGCCTTGGAATCCAACAGCACCTTGGGCACCCTGCTCACCTTGCGGTCCAACTAGACCTTGAGCACCTTGGTAACCAACTTCACCTTGGCCTCCCTGCTCACCTTGAGGACCAACTAGTCCCTGTGCACCTTGGAAACCTACAGCACCCTGTGCACCCTGTTCTCCTTGTGGTCCAACTAGACCTTGGGCGCCTTGGAATCCAACAGCACCCTGAGAACCTTGTTCTCCTTGTGGTCCAACTAGACCCTGTGCACCTTGGAATCCAACCGCACCTTGGGCACCTTGTTCACCTTGATTACCTACTAGACCCTGCGCCCCTTGGAATCCAACTTCACCTTGGGAACCTTGCTCACCTTGTGGTCCAACTAGACCCTGTGCACCTTGGAATCCAACTTCACCCTGAGAACCTTGTTCTCCTTGAGGACCTACTAAACCTTGAGCTCCACGCTCGCCTTGATTTCCTTTATCCCCTTGTTCTCCTTGATTACCTACTAGACCCTGTGCACCTTGGAATCCAACAGCACCTTGGGAACCTTGCTCACCTTGTGGTCCAACTAGACCTTGGGCACCTTGGAAACCTACAGCACCTTGGGAACCTTGTTCTCCTTGTGGTCCAACTAGTCCCTGTGCACCTTGGAATCCAACTGCGCCTTGAGCACCTTGCTCTCCTTGATTACCTACTAATCCCTGTGCACCTTGGAAACCTACAGCACCTTGCGGTCCAGTGTCACCTTGAGCACCAGAATCACCTTGAGCACCCTGATCACCTACAGCACCTTGGTTACCTACTGCTCCTTGTGTACCCGCATTACCCTGCGCACCAGTATCACCTTGAGCACCCTGATCACCTACAGCACCTTGATTACCTACTAGTCCCTGTGCACCTTGGAATCCAACCGCACCTTGGGCACCAGCTTGACCCTGTGCACCTGCACTACCTTGAGAACCAACTGTACCTTGCGGTCCTACAATACCCTGTGCGCCTGTTTCACCTTGTGCACCAGTATCACCTACAGCACCTTGTGGACCTGCGTCACCTGTAGCACCTTGTGGACCTACTGGGCCTGGGGTTGTACCTGCTGGTCCTTGAGGACCCGCATCGCCAGGCAATCCTTGTGGACCTACTGGGCCTGGCGTAGTTCCTGCTGGACCTTTAGGGCCTGGATCACCAGTAAGACCTTGACCACCCTGCGCTCCAGTTTCACCAGTTGCACCTTTTTCTCCTGTGGCTCCAGTTTCACCTTGTGCACCAGTGTCTCCGACTGCACCTTGAGGACCAACTAGACCCTGTGCACCAGTGTCTCCCTGAGCACCTTTATCACCAACGTTACCTTGAACGCCAACAGAACCTTGAAAACCTTGACTACCTTGGACACCTTTGTCTCCAACGTTTCCTTGTAGACCCTGCTCTCCTTGTTCTCCCTTATCGCCTTGAGAACCTTTGTCTCCGACGTTGCCCTGAATACCAGCAGATCCCTGTGGGCCTGCTTCACCCTGAGCACCTTTATCTCCTACTTCACCCTGTACGCCGGTAGAACCTTGTGGTCCATCTTCACCTTGTGCACCACGAACACCGACATTACCTTGAACACCGACAGTACCCTGTGATCCTTGGACACCCTGTCCACCCAATGGACCGACGTTACCTTGAAGTCCAGTGGACCCTTGAGCACCAGCTTCTCCTTGTGGTCCTATCTCACCGACATTACCTTGAACACCCTGTGGACCAACCGTACCCGGCGAACCTTGAGGACCCAATAGACCAACATTACCTTGAATACCTTGGAAGCCCTGTGGTCCCCGATCACCCTGAGCACCTAATGGACCAACATTACCTTGGATGCCCTGTTCACCTATAGCACCTTGTCCACCCTGTGGTCCTAGAGGTCCAACGTTTCCTTGAACACCTTGTTCACCTTGAGAACCCTGAATGCCCTGAGCACCTAATGGACCAACATTACCTTGGACACCTTGTTCACCTTGTGCGCCGGCCTCACCTTGAGGACCCAATGGACCAACGTTACCTTGGACACCTTGTTCCCCTTGTGCGCCTTGCTGACCTTGTGCACCTAATGGACCAACATTACCTTGAACACCTTGTTCTCCTTGTGCACCTTGTTCCCCTTGTGCACCCAGTTCACCGACATTACCTTGGACACCTTGTTCACCTTGAGAACCCTGAATACCCTGAGCACCCAATGGTCCAACGTTACCCTGAACACCTTGTTCTCCTTGAGCACCAACGTTACCTTGTGGTCCTAGTTCACCGACATTACCTTGAACGCCTTGGAAACCCTGAGCACCCCGCTCTCCTTGAGGACCTAGTTCACCGACGTTTCCTTGAACGCCTTGTTCTCCTTGAGCACCTCGTTCTCCTTGTGCACCTAATGGTCCAACGTTACCTTGGACACCTTGTTCTCCTTGTGCGCCCCGTTCTCCTTGTGGTCCTAGTTCACCAACGTTACCTTGGACACCCTGTTCGCCCTGAGCACCAACATTACCTTGTGGTCCTAGTTCACCAACGTTACCCTGAACACCTTGTTCTCCTTGAGCACCAACGCTACCTTGTGGTCCTATAGGTCCAACAGTACCTTGCCATCCTAGAGATCCTTGTGGTCCTATCGGGCCTGGATCACCCTGCGGGCCCTTTTCGCCGATATCAGTATTTTCAATTAATGTGTTGATGTCAGCGATTTGCTGATCAAGTGTTGTTATCAATCCTTCGTTCTGAGTTACCCGTGTACCTAAAGAACTTACTGTAGCACTATTACTAATAGCATCGCCTAGATCTGCACTTCCGATTGCTTTGCTTACAGAGCTATCAACGATATCACTAAGATCTCCTATAGTAATATCACCATCACCTGACAGTGTGGTTAGATCATAAAGTTCTTGGAAGTTTGCATTAATTTTTTCACTGGCTTCACGAAGAGTATCCCCCTTCCCGTCGTTGGCAGCTCCGCCTGTGTCTAGAATTCTTCTTGTCATTTTGGATTCCGTTATTAGTGGTCTGATGCGTCTAAAGTTTCATAATCTTGAGATAGGTCTAAACCTTCATCATCCAATGTTGGGGATTTCACGCCTGCCCATTCTGCGACTGTGGTGAAATCATCTACCAACTGCTGTAAAGAAATGTCATCATATTTGTCTAGTGTTTCTAAAGAACTCACGACAATACCTGTAGCAGTGTCTTTCTGATCCTGAGTTCGTTTATCAATATCGTCATTCTCTTCCATAGTAAGTAGAGAATATCTTGCTTGTACATGTGAACCCATCTGTCTGGTCTGGAGTTCGATAGCATAGTTAGGTACTTCTAGAGGATCTGTAACTTCTCCAGCTTCAAGACCAACCTCAGCAGAACTCTGAGTGACAGTCTCCACTGCAAGATAGAATCCTGCTGGATGTATCAGTTTTTTATATAACGTTTCAAAATCTAATAACGATAGACCTGTTCTCAAAAGAACTGAGAATATTTGATATCGTCTATCGTCTTGAATATAGTGTAGTGACTGAGGTCCAATTAATGAACCGCCAGGTTTATCATTCAAAATAAAGAGATCTTTCTTAGGATAAGATACTTCAACATCTTCATTAAAGAATGCTTTGAAAAACTGTTCAGTTGATATTTGTGTTCCTTTTGCTCGATATAAGTCCGCAAGTAATCTTGTCATTAATCGCGGATTCTTATAGAACGAAGCAGATTCTAATCCATCGCTAAGCTCAGAAATTAATAGATCCAAATATCGTAGATCTGTTGATGCAATGTTTCTTATATTGAACAATCTTTGAATTTGTTCGTCAAAAGAAATAGATCCGTCTTCACCCGTATACTTATAATACGTCTCTAGAAAAGAAACTAGTTTAGGATATTCTGTTTGATAAAACTCAGGTAGAATACTCTTTACTTGATTCTGGTGGAATTTAGGATTAATCCTATATTGATTCTCTAGAAATTCGGACATTATAATAAGACCTTAGTAGACCCTTGCTCTGTATTACTGATTACTGTAGATCCACTTGAGTCTAGTTTTATGATGTAATTCCTCAGCGGGGATATTGTGCTCTGGTTGGCTGGAGTTGCAGATATTTTTAATCCGCTGCTCAAGTAACCGTCTACATCAATACGAAGGGCCCTGAGATTCACGGTACCTTTAGCTGCATCATAGAAACCTGCATTGCTTAATTTGACATCTCCGTTGACATCAAACAATTGTAATCGGGTAGACCCCAGTTCATTTCTAACAAATACGTTTTTATCATACCACTTAAACATAGACGATTGAATAATATGATCATCTTTATCTGGCGAAGCGATAACGACTGGGTAGTTTATTGTAAAGTCTTTTTCCAAAAAAGTCAAGTCTTCTGACTGAGGATCTAGTGCTTTTCTAGCAACATTTAAATCAGTAACTATAGAATCGATGTCCAATCGTTGTTGAACTTTGACTTCCATCTTAGAGTTTAGGATTGCGTTGGAGTGATTGTCTATCAGAGTTAATAGATTAGATCGTCTGAATGATGAATCGAATGAACTCAATGTCAAATTTGTATATTCAGTAATAATAGATTCGACCGCAACTTCTAATTGTGAGGCAGGAATATTCTTGACTGGATCAACATTGAATCTAGTAACTAGTTCCAAATAAGTAATTTCAGGATTGACGAATTCTGTATCTATAGACATAATAGATAAGTTGGATGTCAACTGACTACGGATCAAGTTCTCAACCGTAGCTTTGGATTCTTCATTTATACCGTCAGCAAAATTTAAACTAACAAAAACTTTACCATATTGTGGGGGTATGTTATCATTACCACCCCATGTTGAAACGTCTCTTAAATAACTACCATATTTACTCATGATCATACCCGTGTAATCGTCAGCAGTAACCAAACGGTTTTGTGCAGAGAATGCCAGAGGCGCGTTCATCTTGATCTGAGAAATAGACTCACGGGAAGAACCTCCCGCTGATGCAGATACCAAAGATATATTAGTCGAGTAGTCTTCTCCCGTATATTCATTCAGGTTGAATTCAGAACCACCATTTCCCTCTACCCCAGAGGTAGAGATATACTCGATTGAAATTATATTACCTGCTTGTGGTCGCTGACCAAGCACATTACCGTCACCGAACAATACTTCATAAAAACCATTCATTGATTCGCGTACGATGTAAACACGAGATTGATCGGTAATCGTCGCAACTTCTTTTATATTGAAATAACTATTAGACTCGCTTGAGTTTCCGTTAGGGAATACCGATATAGACATAGTAGAAACATCTATATTATTATCTGATATGACGTATGGTACATCTATATTACTATCAGCCAAGAAAGTTTTTGTCTTGACTTTTCCTTCTACTAGTGTTACATTAGGAAATACAAACTTACCTGTGGTATCATTAATCGCTTCATAGGTTTGTAGTGTAAAGAACTCATAGTTAGTTTCGTCGATTGTGACGAAGAACTTGGACCCTGCATTTAGTGGTAAAGATGTGGGCGCATTATTCAATACTGTTATTTCAACATCTACCACCGCACGAGCTGCAGTCATCGATGTAGGGAAATACCCTAGACTCTCTGCATGAGATACGACGGATGAACGTAATTGAGATGTACTCAAGAACGATTCATTGATTGACATGTTTGCAATAAGACCATTGACGTGTGTATTGTATGCCAGCACATCCATAATATTAGACAGCCCACTTGCCTCAAAGTCATAATCTGCAAACTCATCACTTTGTTTGAAGTACGTCTTTAGTTTAGACTTGATATCATAGAAATCTAAGTCAGATGAATTAATAGTCATTTATCTTGTCCTTGCAATAGTTAGTCCTAGACTTACTCGTTTAGTAGATCCTATAACATCAAATACAATAACCACATTAACGGCATTGTAATCTTCTTTGATGGTAACTTCCACGTCTACTAATTTTGCTCTAGGTTCATGTGCTTCAATAGTTTGTCGTACTCTGTTCTCAATATCGGATGGTTCTAGATCGGTTGATAGAGAGAATAGAAAAGTTTCCAAACCTCCACCATAATACGGACGGAAAGGTGTCTTACCTCTTTCCGTCATTAATAAATTTTTAACTGATTGTTTGACTGCCGCAGCATCGGTGACCTTATAGATGTCACCTGTAGAAGGTTTTGCGGTAAAACTAGTATCGATATCTTTGTTGATTCGCTTAATCGATGTAGTGATCGGAGCGTTATATAGATTACCATCTTCTATTGAAAAATTCTTTGCCATTAGTCTATCAACTCTTTTTGTACTATTTATACAGGAATTGCAACATCGATTGGCGGCAATTCAGGTAAAGTTATATCGAATGAAGTTGGGATACCTATCATACCAAGAACGTCACATAAAGTCAAGTCAATAAAATCAAATATAGCACCTAATCCTATAGCATTGAAAAACTTCTTAACAATCTTAACCCAATCGAATAGTAGTCCTTTCTTTGCGTTTTCGAACCAATCCCTAGCCGCAGTAGTCAATTGATGTATCTCATCTTCTATACAGATAGTTTTCTTATCAATATCACCCCCGAACACATCCTTTAATGGTATATTGAATGGTGCGGGAAATGGTAGCGCAAGATCAGTGATCTGTGATAACATGTCATCTTTAATTTTAGTGATCTCTGCATCCATGTCAAAGTTCTCTATATCGGATTGTAGTTGTTCTGCCTGATCCTCTATGCGTTTTATTTCACGTTCTGCCTTGACCTTTGCCGCCTCTACCTGAGCACGTATCCATGCTGCAATATCAAAGTCTAACGGTATAGGTAAAGAGGGTAATCCTAATGGGTCCCATATCGCTTTGAACTTACCGATTAATTTATCGAACAGTTCAAATAATGATCCGGTAACAAACGCCATGATCTCGTTCTTGATATAAGACCATGTTAGTTTTGCCTTCCACTCACCACATTCCACACCAAACTCACCGTTGAAGTATTGGTACTCGGCTGGAACTAAGCTATAAAAGGTATCAACGATTTGATTCTTCGTTTCCTGTAGCGTATCCATCGCAGAGTCATAGGCATCTTGTTCTAACTTACCACTTTCAAAATCATCCTTCAGTTGCTGTAGACTTGCGCGGAACCCTTCGGTGTCTCCACTAATCTGTGCCTTGAGTCTCTCTTGTTCTTCAGCGGTAGATATTTTCAAAACATCTATGGATAGTCCAAGTATAGGCACAGTAAATGTCACTGGTATGATTGCACTGATAAGTTCCATGATCTTCATGGGAATGAATATATGGTAGTCCTGTATGAGTTCAGTGAATGCGTCTTCCGCTTCCTTTTCCCAATCTCGTACCTGACCTTTCTGCCACCACGGGGCCAGTAGATCACCAACTCCCTCTATCGTATCGGTAATCTCTTTTATCTGATCTTCTATTTCTTTCTGAATCTCCAGACCAATGTCCATTGATTCTAGTTTCTCAATCTCTGCGTCTAGTTGCGCACGTGCGTCACCCTCAGCCTCTCTCGCTTGACGTTTGAGATCTTCTATTTGGTCTAGTGTCTCTGTCTTCTGTGCTTCCAGTTGGGACTGTGCGTCCACTAGCATACTCTCCAAGTCCGACGGGATCTTAGAGATCTGATTCATCATATTAACATAATCTGCTTTAGTGGGTAGGTTCCCACCACCACAAGGTAAACTAGTCATGAGTTTATTTTAACAACAGTTCCGGATAAGGATATTTTATCGGACGCCCGTACTGTTACATTATTTGCAGAAATCTTCGCGTCACCTGTGACAATTATATTACAATCACCTTTAATAGTTATGTTAGCGTCCTTATCTCCTCTGATCTCTATATCACCCTTGACCCGTAGAACGTCATTCTCCTGTATGGTGGTATCACGACTACCGTCGTCTTGCATCTCATAGTATGTACCTGACCTATGTTCTTCACGGATACGCCCATTTGAAGAATCGTCATATTCTTTAAAGTGACCTGTCTCAGTCTCATACACTTTATTGTACGGATATGCATTCAATGCCTTCTCGTTTGTGTCATCTTCTTTCGGAATCGACCCCACAACCAACGGCAACTGAGAGTTCTGACCATCCAAGAAGATACCAAAAACCTGAGTACCCACTAACATACCAAGATTCTGTCCTTTGCCTTCATGTATTGCTGTTGTAACCGGAATGGTCACTTGTGCCCAAGGTAAATCTTTATCCTTGATCTCATCGTATACACCGTGCACTTTGACCTTAACACGTCCTAGTTTCAGTGGATCAAAGATATCGACCACGGTACCTAGGAACCATCGTGTATGGTCTCCATAATACTCAACAAAACTTTTAGGTATCATAACAATTCTCCATTAGATAGTTTCATAGCAGATAGAGTTAGTGTATATGTTCTTGGGGATATTGTATGTTTACATGCGAAGATTAAAAAATCACCCGACTTCTTTCTATCATATATTCTGTCTTTTTGCTCAGTGTTGGTATTACGTAAAAACCGTATATCGATCTTGTTACCGATAGTCTTGTTCGCGTTTCCGTCTAGGAATTCAACACCGTCAACGATTATGTCTATCTTATTATTAGTCAACATATACGCCATTGATCGATTGACGATATTAAGTTTATACTGTCCACTGGTTTCACTTTCCATGTAAGACTTTTGTGTATCGTATGCGTTTGTACCGCCTATCTGTGTGATCTTTCTGCTAGTAATATCACCCTTCGTATCATCTAGCCTAGAACTATCAAATATAGGAGTACCCTTATTAACAATTTTATCTTGTCTTAGTAACTTAACAACTTCATTATCGATATTAAAATCGAAGTCTACAACCTTATTCTTAGTTACATCTACATAAGAATACTTGGACCCTACCATACCTTCGCGAATCAATCCAAATATATTGTTGGTGTTCTTAGCTTGATGTCTCATTATTGTTCTATTGCGAGCGACTGTAGGTTGTTCATCATTACCAGATGCGCTTTCTGAAAAGGTGAAAGGCATATCTGGATTTATTTTTATTCCTGTCATCATGCTTCGGAGATCATTGAAGTTTAACTCTTTATCTACTAAGGTCGAGTACAAATAAAATGGATACCCGTCACTGGTCGATGCGCGGTTCTTAATCCAACACATAGCCTCTATCGGAGTTAAGTTAGGTACAATGACCTTCATTGATTGAAAGTCAGTAGATGAACTCTTAATATCTTTTGAAAAGAACTCGTTAGATATAGTCGAGATAATAGCACTAGGCTTGCCACTCATGGATCTATTCAAATTGTGTAGGTTAGATAGGTATCCGATATCTTCGATCAGATGAAAGACGAACATCTCTACATTATCCGATGTCTTATCAGCGCTGACTATCTTATCAATAAAGAATGTTTTGGAAACAACTCGTGTTGAACTGTTCTGCATACTCTTCAGATCTATAGTAATTTTCTCACCACCTGAAATATCTAATGATCCAATTATATCTTCTTGATCAACGTATGCCAGTGCGGCAGTTAGATAAGGTTTGTCGAGGTGTTCAAAAATGTCTATCCCACTAGTTGTACTGGATATCTCAATAGTTGGTTTAGAAGCAGAAGTTTCAAGTAATACACGCTGTATAGAAAGGTTATCAGAAAAGTCCTGTTCTGCTGGGGCTTTATCACTCATTACGATCTCAATGCTTCATTAAACAATGTTTGAATAGTGTTGATAGACGACGGTTTAATAACACGTATCTGTTTCAACTTATCATTTTCTTCAATATAGAAATCTAGATTGGTTTTTGGAACTGCACCTAAAGGAACACTCATATTACTTAGATCAAGATCGACTCTTTCATTATTAAGTACATAATGGTTCGCTGCAAGATATTCTTTGGACGCCCCAGTTACAGTAACCATATCACCCTCACATATGGCAACCTCGGCCACATGGAATTCTAAAGCACTTGATAACTTAACTACGATTTGACCTAGGTCCAAGTTCTTATGTACAATAGTACCCGTCGCGTTACTATCACCCCCAGTTATGGTAGAGCCTATAGTAAATGTATCGTGTATAGGTCCGGTGGTTGTTATAGTAAAGTTCGAGTAATCCGATTTTGCCTTTTCTACAACACCGCTATATTCTAGAGGCCAACCCTGTTCACGTATCTTATCATTCATTAAATAAAATGTCCAGTGCATATGAGGATTTCTATATAAAGTAAACGCAGTCTGATCTGGTCTTTCTCCACCTTGAACATAATAGTTTTGATAGAATGCTGAATTACCTTTAACATCATCTAGTATATCAACATAGGTTGCGATGTTTTGGACAACAGCCGATTCTTCGCTGTCGCCAAAGGAATAAAAGCTTAATGGGAAATTCTTAAAATATGACATTAGTATCCATCATCCTCCATAATATCTGCGCGGGTCAGTGTTCTCTCTTCGACGAAGTTTAATGATAGGTCGATTTCTACAGGTTGACCGTCTGGGTGAAATGCCATACTACTGGCATTGTAGTTAGTAGCGATTGACTTTAGGTAACACTTTTTCATTCGATTACCAACACGAACCGGAGATCCTTCTTTCGGTTGATACATAATATCTAATTCGAACATGTGTGGGAATTTATAACCCGCACTAACACCACCAACATCAATTGATTCCGGATAGGCATACATACGAAATCTTCGAATAATTTTCTTGACTGCCTTTGCTTCTTCAGCACTCTTTGCAATAAATTTGAATGCGAATGAAAACTCTCTTATGTTCACACCCTTGAATAATGCACGTACGTTAGGGTTCACGGTTACACCACCCACTAGAGATGATGCCATATTCGCCTCTGCGCTAACTCCGCCAGCCTTACCTATTCTCGTTGCCATCTTGTTCATCGCAAGTGCTGCCTGAGCACCAGATAGGTTACCCATAGCAAAATCCATGACTCCCGTCATTCCTTTTGATGCGGTGTCCGCTAAGGCTCCTAGGATACCTTTACCTCCACTGAATTGTTGGGCAAGTCCAGCACCTATAGCACCCAGTTCAGGTGTTGCATAATTAAGACCGTCATTTTGTTGCAGTGATACAGGTAAATACAACTTTACAGATTCATCGGTGTCTCTCATTTCACTACTAGTAAAGGATAACTCACCCCCTTTCTCGACGAATCTGTTATCAATAGCCTTCTTATTTTCTTTAGACTTTCTTTCGTACTGAGCGTCGGTTAGTTCTCCATCCCTTCTCTTAGTCTTTAATTCGTCTTCTTCATTTAATAACTTTCTATATTCTTCATCTCCCTGTAGAGTAGAAGCAACATCTGCAGCGCTAGAAGTAAGACCCGGCGGGACTATCTCAAATATTTTAAAGGATATGCTTGCGCCATACCTGTCTTGAGAATGGACAGGAAATATTAATTTAGATGGAGCTTTATCAGCAACATTCTGTGGTTGTTCTTCTTTCTTTGCTGCTTCGGTTTTTTCTTCGGGTGATAGATCGAATATTTCCGACAAAAATTCTAGTATAGCCATGAGGGTGAACCTATGTTTATAAATACTGTTTGACTATTTATACATAAAAACAATGAACTTAGTAAACGATACCAAATTCCTTACCGATGGATGGCCGCCTTATGAAGAAGGTCATGTTATACCAAACGACATGACCTGCCGAATGGTATATGTAATATTGAAGATGACTCGTTCCAAAAACATCTTGGAGATAGGATTCAACTACGGACACAGCGCATACGTTTTTCTAAACACCGACACCTCGCTTAAATATCATTCGATTGATATATGCCAATACGACCATACAGCGGTCAACGCTAATAAACTCATTGATATGTACCCCGATAGGTTCGAGTTCACTCACATGAGTTCACACGATCTCGACCCATCTAAGGTGTCCCACTATGATATGATATTCATTGATGGCGATCACAGCATCGATGGTATGTCACGGGACTTGAACCTATGTCAACAATCACACCCCAAGTACATTCTATTCGACGACTACGTCGGCCGACTGTCAATGGATGAGAAGATAGACTCACCTAATCCAAAAAGATTGGTACAACATTTTCTATCCAAATCAGACTTTCCATACGAAATAGAACGTGAGTTCACGTACCCTGCTACCGATCGTATGAACCACATGGTGTTATTAAAACGTGAAGACATATAAAGGACGGTTCAAACCAAAGAACCCAGAGAAGTATGCTGGGGACGTGGACAATGTCGTCTACCGTTCGGGGTGGGAACGACACGTTATGAAATGGTGTGATGACAGTCTGGACGTGGTACAATGGATGTCCGAAGAGTTGGTAATCCCCTACATCTGTGAGACTGATAAGAAGCCACATCGATACTTCATGGACTTCGTCATCAAGTACAAGTCTGGACGTGTTGTACTGGTCGAGGTCAAACCCCATAAGCAGACCCTACGTCCTGAACGCAAGCAGGGAAAGTCCCGTCACACTCTATTGAACGAGGGTATGACGTACGTCAAGAACCAATCCAAGTGGAAGGCAGCATCCGAATACGCAAAGGATAGAGGGTATCACTTTGAGATATGGACAGAGAACGAACTCACCGCAATGGGTATCATGCCCAAGTCTACCCAACGTATGCGTACTAAAAAACCACTAAAGAAACTACCGCCGTTCAGAAAGAAGAAAAAATCGGTATAAATAGAAGTACGAATTTTTTACGGTAGCGACATGTCTAACATATTTCAACGATTAGAACTACAAGCGTTCCGTGCGGGTATTACTCCTCGTACCAAAGAATCGCGAGAATGGTTTCGTAAGAAGATCAAGAATATGCGCAGTATCAAGCGCGAGGCCTTGATGAAAGAAGATCCGTTGAAGCAAACGGGTCAAGAAATCGTTGGTAGTATGTACATGTTTTTCTACGATCCGAAACATAAAGATACATTACCGTACTATGACACATTTCCATTAGTCGTCGTAGTAGGTCCGGCAGAAGGTGGGTTCTATGGGTTGAACCTACACTACCTTCCACCTATCCTACGTGCGAAGATGTTGGATGCGTTGATGGATATCACCACGAATACTAAGTTCAACAGTTCTACTCGATTCAAGATGTCGTATGAGTTGTTGGTCAAGACAAGTAAGTTGAAGTACTTTAAACCGTGCTTCAAACATTATTTGAATGAACACGTACAAAGTAAGTTCGCAATGGTACCTGCACCAGAGTGGGAGATCGCTACATTCCTACCGACCGCAGACTTCCGTAAGGCAAACTCTAAGAAGGTCTACTACGACTCTAAACAGATGATAGGCGAATAGAAATGGCAGGAATAGAAGAGTTAAAAAGTAAACTGATAGCAAAGAATGGTATCGCAATGGCGAACCAGTTCGCGGTCAATCTACCTACCTTGGATAAGAATACCTCATCGGACACACTTAATGTCTTATGTAAAGAGGTAAGTCTGCCTGGCCGTCAAATGATGAGCCTGGATAGGACAGTCGGTATATTTCAAGAGAAGGTGGTGAATGGATTTGGTGTAGAGGATGTCACGATGACTTTCTATGTGCTGAATGACTATGGTGTCCGTAGATACTTTGATGAATGGACCAAGTTAATATACACCGACATAAAAAGAGGTGAGGTTAACTATAAGAACAACTACACCTTTGATGTCAACATTCGCCAACTACAAAAACCTTTAGCAAGATTTGGATTCGATATAGGTCCATTTGATATAAATCTAGATGTGGGAAATAAGTCTATATACAGTGTAAAACTAATAGAGGCGTTTCCAACATCTATTGCAGCAATCCCACTGTCTAATGACGGTCAATTGGTCGAGTGTACTGTACAACTTTCATATACCGACTATGAAGTAATCAAGGATGAAAGAGAGTTGTTTGATCCTAGTATCAATATAAATCTAGGTGGATTAATTTAATATACATTATAGGATAAATCATGGCATTACCAAAACTGAATGAAAACCCAAGTTATAGCATTGAAGTACCGTCTACAGGACAGAAGACTACATTTAGACCTTTCCTAGTAAAGGAACAGAAAAACCTCCTGATTGCATATGAAACACAAGAGCGCAAAGATATGGTACGTGCGATATTGCGAACTATCGACGCTTGTGTTGAAGAACCTTTGGAAGGTACATTGACTACATTCGATGTAGACTATCTATTTACAAAAATTCGTGCCAAGTCGGTAGGCGAATCCGCAGATATTCAGGTATCATGTAGTGAATGCGGTGAAGCAAATAAGGTTTCGGTTGAGCTTGATGACATTAAGATGAGTGGGGAGACAACAAATAATCTGATCGAAATTACTGATAGTGTTTCTATACAGATGCGTTATCCATCATATGAAGAGTTCTTGAACAATGATTCATTGTTGTCTACCGAAACAACGACAGAGGGTCTATGGGAGTTATTAGTCGTTTGTATGGAAGCAGTGTTGACAGACGAAGAACGAATCTCTATGAATGATCAGTCAAAAGAAGACGTGTCAGAATTCATTGACTCTATGACTTCAGATCAGTTTGCGAAAGTATCTGAATTTATCAATTCGGTTCCTAGCGTAACACAAGATGTTAAATTTGAATGTACGTCTTGTGGCCATGCGAATGAAAGAACACTAAAGGGGATGGATGATTTTTTTTAGTAAATCTCTCTCATGATAACTTGACAAATTACTATCAAGTTAACTTCCAGCTTCTTAACAACTTTAATTACTCACTGGAAGAGGTCGAAACAATGATTCCGTGGGAGAGAGAGATCTACTTAATGATGTTGATAGAAGACATCAAAGAGAAAAACGAAAGGGCGAAACAACAAGGATAATAAATGTCTACTCTCAAAGAAGTGTCCGACAACTTAAAATCAGTTGACCAAAAAATGGCATCTGTTAGATCGGGACAATACGACCAGAACAGATTGAATATTGATAATTCTGACAGATTGATAGCTGTTATGGAAGACGTTGTCATGCGTACTGGTCGTAGCGAAAATATCCTTAGTCAAATGTTTGGTCATCTTGGTTACATTAGACGCAAACTGCAAAAGGGCGTTTCTGTTGAAAAAGATTCTTTAGTCGTTGAAAGAGCTCCAGATCCGTCATTCGTAGGTCCGATTCGACCAGACCCTGTCGCCACAGGAGATTCTTTAGAAGAACGGAGAGAGCAACAACAATGGCAGAATGATTTGTTAGATGCCATCCGTGCTCTTTCAGAGTCTAAAAAGGATGATAAGAATGAGTCGGAGCCAAAAAAGGAAGGTCTTAGAATAGGAGAAATGTTAAGATCCGTAGGACTTATTGGTGGTCTCTTAGCCGCATCTCTCGGCGCTGCCTTCGGTTCCTTCATGGCATATCTAACCCCTGTTACAAAGTTACTGGGCGGCATAGCCAATCGTCTAGGTCCCGTACAAGGACTTTTCATTAGTTTCGTTGAGGGGATAAAAAATCTTGGAACTAGGATAAAGGAGATAGGTTCTAGTGTAGGTAAAACTTTAAAAAATGCATTCACTATTAATCCAGACGGTAGATTAGGTAAAGCCTTGCAATTTATGAAGGACTTATTTGGGGGTAAAGGTAAAGGACCTATAGGAAAAATTATTGAAAGTATTACAAAAACATTTAAGTCTGTTGGTGGATATCTGTCGAAATTCTCCGGTATTTTTAAAACCTTTGCTGGTCTTGCCGGTAGATTATTTTATCCTATCGCAGGAATTATAGTGTCGGTTAAGTCAGTATTCGATAGCATAAAAAGCGGATCTGGAATATTTGACACATTTAAAAATTTAGTTGACGACTTGTTTACATTTTTTGTTACTGATCTATTGGATATGGTTAAGGGCGCAATTGGATGGATTTCTGGAAAACTTGGGTTCGAAGGAATTCAAGAATATCTCTCCTCTTTTAGTTTTAGTGATATGTACTTGGTATTATCCGAAAAATTATTTGGTGTAATTGAAAGTATAGGTACCTATGCAAGTGATATATTTGGAGATCTCATCGGTGGATTTAAAAAATTAATATCTGGAGATTTCATCGAGGGAATTGTAGGTATCTTTACTGCTATTAATAAACCATTTAAAGATCTGAGGGAATGGTTGGGAGATATAATAGCAAGAGTTTTAGAGACACTTGCTCCTAAAAATTTAGCATTACTTGCAGCTGGGTCGGAAAACGCCAAGGGGTTTGATTATATACTGAAGGGAGAAACGATACTGAAGGGAGATGCGGCCGCAGTGAAACCTATGACTGGATCAGAATTGGATAAAGCAGTAAAAGAGAATAATAAAACAAGCGACAATCCAATAATTATACAGGATAACAGTAACAATTCAACCAACACTTCAGGTGGAGGCGGGGGTGAAACTCATGTACATACCGGAGTCACTTCAACTGACGGTGCAGATCCAAACATTTTAGCATTTGGTAGATAAAAAAAAGGGAGTCCGAAGACTCCCAAATACTACCAAACAATCAATTAGTTTGGATTGGACATATTAATAATCGTTTGTACGATCCTTGCCTTGTTGGCAGATTTAGGTACAGACACTCCAAGATCACTAGCCCTTTCAACCAATTGAGCCTTTGTTAAGGACATCAACTCAGACTGATCTGGTTGAGTCGGAGTGGTAGGGGAAGTACCCCCACCCGTTGTCTTTTCCGGTTTACTTGATACTGATCGGTAGATCAGACCAAATGCGACTAATCCCGCTAGGATTAGAATAATCATATTAGTATCCATTTTTAGTCCTCCGCAGCCATCTGCGCAAAGTAAGACAGTGTATCGTCCGCTTCCGCTGCAACCAAAGGTGCAGCCTCAACAGCAGGAGAAGATACCACAGTCGGTTCTGACGCCTCACGCATAGGTGCCGCTTCAGCAGTCTGCGCAAGTGCCTCGTTCTTGATAGTTGCACCAACACCAGTTGCAAGACCTAGTACGGTCTCCAACTTGTTCTTCAACTCATCATAAGTCTTGAACCACTTGGCGTCGTGTGCATTCGGATAGTCCGGTACTACAAACTCGTTTAAGTCATATAGTGTGTTATACACCGCTTCAAGTTTAGTCTCATCTGAACCTAGGTATGCAGAAGGAGACTTGAAGTCTGACTTATCATAGTTACGATATCCCGCAACATTACGGATCTTCAGTTCGAAGTCAGCGCCAGCCCAAAAGTCGAATGGGTTTACTGGTTCTTCGCCAGGAAATTCTGGTTGCATCTGATCCATAATCTTATCAAAGATCTTCTTACCAAACTCATAGATGAAAGTCTTGCCGTTGTTGGCAGGGTTAGAAGGATCATTAATAACTTGGATGTTAGTAACGTAGTGTAGACGACGCTTCTGTCGACGTGCAGTTTCCTTATCCTCTTCGATACCGGAGTTCCATAGACGTGAGTTCAACTCACCTAATGGATCGTTCTGACCTAGAGTCGTTAGTGAACGCTCGATGTACCACTGTCCGGTTGGGCCTTTGAATGCGTGGTCCCAGTAACGTACCCACGGAAGATCTTGACCTTCCGTAGCAGGAAGAAAACGAATCACGGCGTAACCATTACCCTGTTCATCAACAGTTGGTTTCCACTTGCGATCGTCTTGGTATTTGTTGGTGTTAGTTGTCTGACCTGACGCTTCGGTAGCGGCAGTGACAAGTTTGGAGATGTCCATAGACTTGGACTTTAGATTTGCAAAAGACATAATATTTCCTTAAATATAAACTTAAATATAAACAATGTATGAAATTACCCATAAGGGTATAACTATTTATACGTCTAGTGTGTTCTGCTTTGGCAGAAAATTCAACTGACGTGCTTCACTCTCAAGATGTTCGACGATAGTTGGAGACAAGTACTTCTTGATGTCTTCCAGCTCTAATCCGTTCTTCTCACAGAGATGTACAATAGAATCCATGTACGACATTCTGTTTTGAAATACGAAACTCTCGATCATCGCAGAGAATGATTTCTTGGTTATGAACTTCTCTTCTGTAGTCTCATCCATTGATTACCTCAATCGCCCTGACATTATCAACGCGGAATGACCGCCATGATTGTTTGTCGATTGCGAATGCTCGAATCACAGACTTATTTACAGAAAAGTCATCCACTTGATTGACCTTAGCCTCCGATAGTTCAGGCATATAATCAGTTTGGAGAGTGCAAGGCATAATGCGTTCCTCACCATTGACCTTACTAAATGTTACCTGAAGTACGTTAGACCGAAGTTGGTCAACAATATTATCATAATTAAACATCGACTCCTCCTTAGAATCGTTCAAATTCAGCGTCCTCCGCTGTTGCTTCTTCATTAGACGCTTCTGAGTGTACTGCTTCAAGAAACTCTTCGCTACCATCTAGTACTGCAATGGTGTGTTCGAATGCTTCAAGTGTAGCGAGAACGTTCTTACGCGTCTCATCCTCTTCATCTAGACTCGCATAATCTTTACCAAAAGATTCTAGAGTATCTAGATAAACGCAACGCAAAAACTCACGCGAGATGAGCTCTACATCGTTACGAGTATATTGACCTAAATCAATTAGGTTCTCAGGCATTGGTGTGGACATTAATTCCATTCCTCGTTTTGGGTTGATTGATGGACATCGGAGAAGAGAGTGTTAACGAACTTATCTTCATCTCCCCAGCGTACATCGGATTTATAGTCTTGACGATCAAGACCTACTACTTCGTTCGCTAGACGTTGGTTTGACTTGCGAACCTTACTACGCTTCTGGACCTTGAGTGCTGCCGCACGAACCATTGCGTAACGTACTTCTTTACTTACTGCCATAATTATACCTTATATGTAGGGGGTTGTCAAGTGGCTAGAATCCATTATTTGGATACAGTTCATCTTTGGTTAACTGACCGCGTTTCTTCGACTCCTTCTTACGGTCGACGTGGGTAGAGGCGCGATTGAATCGCCTCGCATACTTCGCGACCGGATTCGACCGCTTGGTAGATTTCTTCTTCATTGTCATATGCCTCGTTTTCCCATGGCTGATCACAGTACTTCATATTCTCATACTCTTGACCATCAAATATCCATTTATAGGACATCACACCTTCATTCAGAGTTAGTCCAGTATGAATCAATCGACCACTTAGTATCTGTACTGCATGAATCATCTCATGGGCAATGTTGATTTTCATTTGTTTCTCATCGACCCGTTTGCCTTCGAAGTACTCAGCGATAGAGATATCAACTTGATCCTCATCGCCGTCAACTAGTCCAGCGAACGTACCTAGGTCATTGACGAATTCTAGCTCGACGTGGCCAGGCATGGTAGAGATTCCTAGAAACTGTGCAACCTTATGAACATAGGTCGACATCTCATAACTGGGTGATTCTGCAACATCAACATTTTCGGCATACTTCATTTCAGTTCTCCGACCTAACACTAGCGTCATAGTTGTCATCACTGTCATAATCAAATAGACTAGACCAAGTACGAAGCTTGAACAACTTTTCTGTTCGCGCCTCCTCAACCGCAGTGTACGACACTACTTCCCATTGTTGTAACAACTCAATCATGCAAACAAGGTCGCCGACCTCTTTAGCAAGTAGAGACAGGTTGTGTTGATCCTGACCGAACCGCTTTACCTTCGACACTCTTTGAATGACCTCGGCACATTCTTCTTGCAGAATGGTGAGCAGTTCGGTACAGCTATCGTTATGTCGTAACATTAAAACTCCACTCGATCATGAAAAGGAACCGCACCGGAGAACTCAGCTCCAGTAATCTCACGAACCTTGTTTCTAAAACGACTGTCAGAAGTAGCGACGAACGTACCACCCATCATCGGACGTTCTTCACATAGATAGGTTGGACGTACGAAACAGGTGCCGCGAGCGTAACCATCGACCAACTCGACCGCAGGGCGACCCACAGTTGGTTCGAAAGGACCTTCGATGTTCACTATAGTCACTTCAGTGAATCGTGAACTCATACCACCAGCAGAAGAGTCGCGGTTATCTGCTCGATAAATGTTTGCAATTATACCCATATCAATATTCCTAGTGAAATGTTGCTTGTTGAGCTTCGAGTTCCTGTTCGATAAGACTCATCATCTCATCGTTATTCAGACCCATCGAAGATAGTGTCGCTATTGCAGTAGTAGAGTCGATGACATCATCAAGGAAAGAATCCATGACATCACGAACTGCCTCACCAATCTCGCCAGTGGCGAACCACGCTACAGTACTCATGACTTAGCCTTAACAACTTTATTGTTCTTGAATTCAGTACCAACTGGACCGACCAACTTACCGACCAACCAGAAGTCTTCTGCTTGCAATTTAGAAACGTCGTTAGAGTAACCTTCTTGAACGAAGTCTGGACCTAACTCGTTGTAGTTGTTAAGGAACTGAACAGCAGCTTCGACAGTGTCGAAAGTCTGTGCATGGTGATTGTTTGACATTTTGGGTTTTGCGTAGAACATAATTTAAATCTCTCTCTTCATTAGTTTATGTAGCCATTGTACCTGTTTTTGAAACGTTTGTCAAGGGCTTTGCTTAATTTTTTTTAGCAATTGCATGTAAATATTCACGTTTCAGGAACCACTTGTATTTTGCAAAGTAATCCTTTGCCTTGTAGTCTGGACGTTTACCTGTGTAGAGTTCAACCTCATCACAGTGCTCGAACCACATTAGATCACACCAACGTCTAAAAGTCATATTATGCCACCAACTGATAAGGTTTGTTGAACTGTCCGACGTTGATGTCGATGTAGTGACTTCTGAAGAAATAGTCAGTCGCGCTGTCGTCTTCACAGAAGAAGTCAGGCCCTTCCATAGCAGCCTTTAACTCAGTTAAGAACGCAACAACTTCTTCGTTGTCGTAGTTTTCAGCAATCCAGTACGGATTGACCTGAACGTAGTCACGAGGACCGTACTCACTGACAGGTAACGCTCCGATGATATCGAGAGCACCACTCTTAATGTTACACACCAAAATGCTGTGATGACGAATGGCAAGAGTGCCTTTCATGTTGTACTTCTTGAGGACCGCTTTGATCGCGGGGGTTAATTTCTTTTTATCTTCTTGACTTACATATGCCATAACAAATTTCTCTCTCATTAATTTATGTAGCTATTATACCAAATTCTGAATAATAGTCAACACTTTTTTAGCTATTTCTTAGACCGATTTGATATAAGGGTATTCCAAAAAGTTCTTAACCAACCACCCTCTTCCCACATCAATGGTATGCGCTCTCCCAGTTCTTTCTCTTCTTCCATGTGTAGGTTGACGTATAACAGCAAAGCGAGGAACCCAAACAAACCAAAACCGATTATGTCGTAAACCAGTTCCATTACTTCACCCACACATGGTTGTATTTCGTAGGAAGAACTTCACACGTGTAGCTATCGTTCTCAGCATAGTTGATAACCTTGACACACTCTCCAGTCATATTACTAACATGAACATCGGGCATATCAATAACAGCAGTACAATAAACAAGGACAAGGGATACAGCAACAAGACTAAAAACAGTTTCAGACAAACCTTTCATAAATCATTCCTCTTCTCAATTTCAATACAAGTATTATAGATGTTTTGATAACAAAAGTCAACACTTTTCTTAGACCAATTTGTTATAAAACAATCCTTTCATATAACGGATCTTCTTCCAGAACTTCGAGCAACATCTCCAAACGATTCCTATTCTTGACTAGAGGTTCCTTTAGATAATCAGGCAGTTCTTCATAATTATCATCTTCCATTAAGTAGAGGACTCTCTCCAAATCTTTAGTTAACTCATCGTGTGCTTCCATTATTTCATTCATTTGAATTCCTTATGCGACAATTTTTATAGGAGCACGTTGACAAGCTTTCAACCATGCTTCAGGTGATTTGATGATAGGTCTGGAAACTCGTAACTTTTTTTCACGGAAACATTTCTTCAACGCCTTAGCTTCCTCGCGGCCTAGAAATCTTGAGACCAATCGAATCAGGCACTCACGGAATCGGTAATCATGTTTACTAAATCCAGCAGCATGTGCGAGTTCATGTAAGACAACGTACTTGTTCATGCCACTCTCACTCAATCGAATTAGTTCCCTATAGCAGACTCCGGATAAAGAGTTCGATCTCATCTTTTCTATCCGGACAGTCTTACATGCAGATCTCAGTCCAATCGCTGGATCATTTTTATGATTGAAATTCTCCCACAATTTAGATTTTAGTACACGTTTTGCAAACGTCCGACACTCTTTTAATGTGAGTTCTTTTGTTACGTGAGGGTAGTTGGCTTCGAATTTCCATTCTGCATTATAAGTCTTGCTCCTCTCAGAATCTTTCCATCCATGAGAATTCTTTCGAACTGCATACTGATAATACTTGTATGCGATTTCTTCATCCATCACTTTGATAGCATCACTGTAGTAGTGACGGTATTTTTCATTCCAAACTCGATAACCCATAAATCTCTCTCTCTAAATTATATCAAAGGACATTGTGTGCATTATGCGTCTTCCCTTCGAGGAAGTTACACTTTTATCACCCGACCACATGTCTATAACGTGGCCACATGTAGTCACCATCTCATCTTCATTAGACGTTAAGATTTCGAAGTCTCTAACTATCTCTTGATTAGTGGTAATCGTTAATCCAATGCATCTGATCTTCATTTCTCTTCCTTCTTTGACTTTATGTAGCTATTATACCACAGTGAGTATTAGAGTCAAGGGCCTATGTGACCTTTTTTCTCTTAGAAGGCGTCTTTTTCTTGACCGGAGTTTTCTTTTTGGTCACGGCAGGTTTTTTGGCTGCGACAGTTTTACGCGGCTTCCTTTTGGGTTTGACCGCAGTTTTCTTCGGCATCACAAATTCTTTTCGAAGGAACTCATTCACAGAAAGACCGCAGTTTCTCAACTCCTTTTGGAAACGAGTGATATCTTCCATCCACCACCCGTGTGGAGTTTCTAAGAACTGACCGTAGTGGTCCATGATTTCATTAGCGAGTCGGTTGCACTCTTCGGTGTCCTTGTCGTAAAGGTACCGGACCTTTCGGTCATAATTCAGTTTAACGATCTTAGGCATTGTCTCTCCCTAGATTAGTTTGTAGACTTTCTTCATGGTGTACTCGCGAGCAGACGCAAACGGTGCCTCGAACCAATCTGAGGAACCCATCACTTGAGGAGCAATACCATACTTCAAATATGCATTGACCAACTCAGCAACGTTGTTCGATTCGCACACAGGGCGCATCTCGTGTTCATCGTAAAGACGAATCTCAGAGCCGTCTTCAGTACAAGAAATATAATCTATCATGCTACTTCTCCAAAAAATATACCAATGGGTGAACCGTTAGGACTACGGTATCCAAGCTCATGAATATCATCAACTCGAACCTCTTCACGGTAACCGTCTTCCCATTTTATTTCGACACTGTCGCGACCAACTTGACGATCGATTAGACCGTGTGCGATGGGGTACATGGCACCCCAGTTACCTTCGACTTTCTGACCGATTAAATTCATGCGGCACCTCCAATAAATGCATAACGAGGATTCTTACAAAACATTCCGATCTCATCGAAACCTAGGATACAGAAACCATCTAAAGGATCGGTACCCGCCTCATACTCAACCAGTTCGAAACCGGTACGGAAAGTTTTAACGTCTTTGATGTCTACTGGGATAACTTTCATGGCGACATCGTACTCTTCCTGTGTTAGGAAGGTAGCGTCTTCGTTGGTTTCTGTGTTGTCTGTCCAGTTCTCATTAGTCATAATCAACTCTCTATTCATTAATTTATGTAGCTATTATAGCATATTAAGAGATAAAACGCAAGGGCTTTAGCCAAAATAAATGGCTTATTTTTAGAACTTTTTGGCATAAGGATATAACTTTTTCGTATAAGGGACGAAAAAAAATAGAGGAGTCGTCCACGTACCTATCAGTCGGAATCTTCGAAAGACCAACTCCCCTCCAAACTATTAACTGGCGAATCCAGTACCGTCACACATATAACAGTCTTCATCTTCGTAGTCATCGTATCCATATCCCGAACACTCTTGGCATGTCTCATCGAGATCATCTTCAGAGTAGTCGAACATATCCTCAATGTTCTCCATTACCATCAACTGAGGATTGAAGGTCACCATCTTAGTGGTCATCTCCACGATGCGATCGATGGCAACATGGAACAGGTCGTTCTCATACTTACCTTCATAGAGTCGACCCGTCGTGTAGGGTAGGACGTACTCAAACAACTCCTTATCGATCGCGCTTTTCTCGCGTAGGAACTTTAGGGCACCGGACGTATTGTTACCCATACCGTTGTTATAGAAATCATATTGCAGACGACCAGCCGCGCGGATCATCTCACCAGCGACAGTGTCACACTTGCCTTCGTTAGGTACCAACTCTGCAAAAATTCGTTTAAACGTAGCGCTCATAATATACTCCTTAGTAGACGTAGGGTTCGACTGGGTGACCAGCCGCGAGCATCATTCCAGAATAAATGAAACCCCAAATCACAACTTGACCAAAAACAAACTCAGTTAACTGACTCATTACGCATACTCCTCTTGATACTCATCGTAAGTTAAATACATGTCGGTAGTAGGATTAAGATAGGCACCTTCACGTGCATCATAATACAAAGCACGTTGACCATCATAAAAGAATGGACCCTCAAGACCTTCACGTTCAACGTACTGAGCGCGAAACTCTGGAGTGATGTTTAAAACTCGATAACCCATAAAAACCTCTTTCAACTCGACTTTATGTAGCTATTGTACCACATGTTTCTACAACATGTCAAGGCATTATGCTAAATTATTTTTTGGTAATACTTACAGTTCGTCGAGCATATCGATGAAATCTTCAATATGCATATATCTCAAAATGATACCTTTCTTTGCACATCTCTCGATCCACTTATCGGCATCAACTTGTATATTTGTTAACTTACGACGACCTTTAATACCTAGCGATAATAGATTATGATGATCGATTAAGATAATAACATGGTCTCCATAACAACCTGCTTCAGCGTTACAGAAATGATGGTCTAACTTGTCGGTGTGGGAACCGAAATCACTTAACTGCTTGAGTTCAAGCCAGTAAGGAGTATCGTCTAATGCGACTCTGAAGTCACCCTTTCTATTAGAGTTACCTTTATAGTCGGTGTATCGAGGTTGCTTTTCATAAGGGATGAGATGAGATTTTAACACGTCTTCGAAACGATCTTCAAATTCCCTACCTGCTTTAGATCCTCGTCCACCAGCAGTTAGTGAAGCGGCACTTGATCTCGCCACCACCCACTGCATGGTTTCTAGATTTAATACGGGTGTTTCTTGCTGTGTTGATACTTTCATATTATATTACCTTTGGTTATGGGTTATGAGAACACTGGCATATCGCACGGGCCCTCATTTAGAAAATAGTTAAATTGTTTTTGTCGTATTATTTGATAGCAATAGCACCTACGAAAAGATGGTTCTGCCAGAAGGGTTGAATCTTGGTAGAACAGAACCCAGCAGTCATACAGAGTGAGTGCAGTTCATTCCAAGTTGAACACTTCATCATTGAACGTAGCTCTCGTTCTTTTGATAACAAGTCATCAGCATCGAAGTTCTTAGACTTGTGATCATAGAATTGGAATGTCATGATTTCCTGAAGACGAGCATCTCTCGCCATAGTTTTCTCTGCAAATATGAATGCGCCACCTGAGTTCAGACCGTGATAGATTTTCTTTACTAAGTCACGTCGTGAACGCGGCGGCATGAACTGTAGAGTGAACAGAGAAGTAATAAGAGAACAATTCGCGAATGATGCATTACGCACGTCCATGTTATGAAAGTCTACATCACCCAGACCCTCATTATCAATCTGCTTGTGACGAGCATTCATATCATCAACAAATCCGGATGCGTACTCAATACCAGAGTAATGTGCTAGAGGTG